GGGACTGGTCAGCGCTGTATCAGCAACGACCTTCGCCCGAGGAAGGCGACTATTTCAAAGCCGAATGGCTTCGGACGGTTCCAGAGCTTCCGCCCCGCGCCACGCTGAAAGTCTACGGCGGATCTGATTACGCGGTCACGGCAAACGGCGGTGACTACACGGTCCACATCGTTGTCGGCATCGACCCTGAGAGCCGCATCTACCTGCTGGACCTATGGCGAGGGCAGGCTGCATCGGACACATGGGTCGAGGCATTCTGCGACCTTGTGAAGAAGTGGAAGCCGATAGGCTGGGCTGAAGAGACGGGCCAGATCAAGGCTGGTGTTGGTCCCTTCCTGATGCGGCGGATGCTGGAGCGTCAGGCTTACGTCTACCGTGAGACATTCCCGACCCGAGGCGACAAGGCGGTCAGGGCGCAATCCATTCGTGGCCGCATGGCGATGAAGGGCCTCTACATGGCCGCTGATGCGCCTTGGCGTGCTGACCTGATGAGCGAGCTTCTGAGCTTCCCTGTAGGTGTCCACGACGACCAGGCCGATGCGCTTGGCCTTGTGGGACAGCTCCTCGACAAGATGGAAGCTGGCTCACCGCTGGTTCCGAATACGCCCAAGCCGATTGGCAAAACGGGCCAAGTCTACCTCCCCGGCGCTCCTGAGCCTGTGCGCGGAAACAAGAAAGACTGGACCTGATGTCGGACGAGGAGGGCGAGGCAACGGGCGGGGGAGACGGCGAAGAGCTACAGCCCGAGTTCGACCGCGACAGTGGTCCGTACCTCAAGATGATCGAGCACGCCGAGAAGGCGTTCGATCAGTGGCACAAGACCTGCGACAATCTCGCGAAGGAGTTCGCCAACCTCAAGCGCCTGGCATCGTCTCGCACCGACCGCGAATTTCAAATGTTTTATGCGAATTTGGAGGTGGTGAAGCCCTCGATCTACAGCCGCGCGCCGCAACCTGTCGTGGTCCCGCGGTTCAAAGACAGAAAGCCCGTTCCGCGCAAGGCATCCGAGATGCTGGAACGCGCGCTGGTCACCAGCTTCGACGTCGAGCACGTCCACGAGACGATGAAGCGGGTCCGTGATGACCTCGCCCTGTTCGGTCGCGGCGTCATCTGGGCGCGATACGAGACATACGAGAAGGGCGAGGAACTCAAGGAATCCGTCCGTTACGAATGGGTGCATCGCAAGGACTTCCTGCACGAGCCAGCGCGCATCTGGTCAGAGGTTGGCTGGGTCTGCCGTGGAACGTGGCTGACGAAGGAGCAGGGCCAGAAGCGTTTCGGCGAGGCTTGGGGTGATGATATCACCTATGAAGAGGCCAAGGACACCGCGACTGAGTACAATGTGGAGAAGAAGGCCCGCGTCTGGGAGATGTGGAACAAGACCAAGGATCTGGTCATCTGGCTCCACCCAAACTCAAAGACCGTGCTGGACATCAACGCGCCGCACCTGGACCTCGATGGCTTCTTCCCATGCCCGCGTCCTGCGCTGGCGACGGTCGAGGATGACAGCCTCGTGCCCGTGCCCGATGGCTGCTTCTACAAGGATCAGCTCGAAGAGATCAACGAACTGACGGCCCGCATCTCATCGCTGTCTGAGGCCCTGCGACTGGTGGTGATCTACCCGGCAGGGGCCGAGGGCGTTGGTGAGGCGGTCGAAGCAGCCATTGCGCAGACGGACAATCGCAGGACGTGGGTTCCTGTGGCCGGTCTGGGCAATCTCGCGATGCAGACGGGTGGCAAGCTTCAGGACGCAATCTGGGAAATGCCTGTCGATAAGGTGGCCGCGACCATCACGCAGCTTATTGCCCTGCGCCGCGAACTGATCAGCGACGTCTACCAGATCAGCGGCGTATCCGACATCATGCGCGGCGAGACGGACGCCTCTGAGACGCTTGGAGCGCAACAACTCAAGAGCCAGTACGGCTCTATCCGCATCAAGGACCGCCAGAACGAGATGGTTCGCCTTTGCGATGCGATCCTGAACCTTGCCGGCGAGATCATGTCGGAGAACTTCGCGCCGCAGACGATGATTTCGCTCAGCCAGACGGACTTGCCGAAACAGGCTGACGTCCTCGCCCAGCATCAGCAGGCGATGATGCAGGAGATCATGGCCGCTGTTCAACAGGTTGAGCAGGGCATGGCGCAGGGCCAGCCTCCGCCCAATCCGCAGCAGATCGAGCAGGCCAAGCAGGCCATCGTCCTGAAGCATCAGAAGGAGATTGCGGAAGTCGTCACGGTCGAGAAGGTCTTCGAGCTGCTCAAGGCAGAGCGGATCAGGCCGTTCGTGCTCCAGATCGCGACGGATTCGACCATCCAGCCTGATGAAAACGCTGAGAAGGCAGCGCGCTCAGAGTTCGCCATGGCGTTTGCTCAGATGTCAGGTGCTCTGGCTCCACTGATGCAGGCCGCTCCCAAGGAAGCGGCTCCGCTGTCGGGCGCCATGCTCAAATTCGTGCTGGCCCCGTTCAGGGCAGGCCGCGAGATGGAGCAGGTGATCGAGGAGTTCGTGGACAACATGACGGAGAAGGCGAGCCAGCCGCCGCCGCCCAATCCTGAAGCCGAAGCGCTGATGAAGACCGCTGAGCTTGAGGGCAAGAAGCTGGAAGCAGACGTGGCCGCGAAGATGGCGGATGTCGAGGACCGCAAGGCCGAGCGAGACGCCAAGCTGGCGCAGGCTGCCAAGGCGCAGGAAGCCGAGGGCATGAAGGCCAACCAGGATGCGATGCGTCAGGCAGAGGAAGCCGAGCGCAAGCGTCAGGACGAGATGGTCAAGCGCCAGCAGGCGATGGAAGACCGCGCTCTGAAGATGCAGGATGAAGATCGCAAGGCTGCCGAGGCTGCCCGCAAGGCTGAGCACGACGCCATGATGCGGAACATCGACCTGATGATGGCGCGCATAGCGATGGACACCGAGCGCCTGAAGATCATGTCGATGGCTGAGCAGGCCGAAGAGGCCAAGCGCGAGAAGCAAGAGAAAGAAGCGCAGGCCGAGGCCAAGGAGTTCGAGCGCGAGGGCCGCGAGACGGCGTTCCGGTCGGACGGCGAGGCCAAGTCATCGAAGCGCGATGAGGCGATGAACGCTGTCCTCGCAAGCCTGTCTCAAGGGCTTGAGACGGTCGCGCAGGCTCAACAGGCGCTGGCTGAAAGCATGTCCAGACCCAAGACCATCAAGTTCAACTCAGAAGGGCGGCCTGTCGGCATTCAATGAGCAAGGGTAATACGTGGGAGACGGAACTCTTAACGCTGGTCTTTAACAACACCGACGCGGCGCTGATCGGTGACGCAACCGGCCTTCGTGGCTCGTCCACGGCTGGCTCGCTCTACGTGTCGCTGCACACGGGCGACCCTGGCGAAGCTGGAAACCAGACCACGAGCGAATGCGCTTACACGAGCTACGCTCGCGTTGCTGTGGCGCGGACAGCGGGTGGATGGACGATCAGCGGCAACGCTGTGACCAACGCCGCGCTTGTGCAGTTCCCGCAATGCACGGGCGGCTCTGAGACGGCCTCGCATTTCGCCATCGGCACGGCGTCAACCAGCACGGGGAAGATACTCTACAAGGGTGCGTTGTCGGCTTCGCTGGCGATCAGCTCAGGCATTCAGCCGCAGTTTGGCGCAGGCGACCTGGACGGCACTGAGGACTGAACGTGGCAGGCTTTCGCAACCTTCGCGCGTGGACGGACGCGGAAGACCTCGGGCAGTACCGCGTTACTGGGTTCCGCAAGGCTGTATCCAACTCGGCCACAACGACAGACGGATGGGTTGATTACAGCTATTTCCCGGGCGCCCCAGCGGCTAACTTTTATGCATCGTCTCCGCTTGAAGCCGCCGTCGTCTCCGCCTCGCGCGGCATCTATGTCCCCAGCGTGCTGCCTGCGACGCAATGGTTGCGCAATCTCAAGCTCATGTCGGGATCGACTGGCGCGGGTGTGACGGCCAACGGACGCCAGCAGATCATTCTGGCAGACCTGCTGATGTATTATCCATTTGTGGACACGGACGCGGTCGGCTCGCAACAGGACATGGTCAACAGCGTTACCCTGCCGCGCTACGATTATGGGAACGTCATCGCAGTAGGCCAATCAACGTCATCCACGACCGGGCAGTTCACGTTCAGCTATACCAATCAAAACGGTGTTGCGGGACGGACAAGCCAGAACCATTTCACATTCGCGGTGTCTGCGGGCGGTCAGGTGGTGGCGTCGAGTGTCGGCAGCTCCACGAGTTATCACCCTTACCTGTCGCTTCAGGCTGGCGACTATGGGGTCAAGTCGATTGAAGGCGTAACATTCACGGCGGGCGGCGGCGGCCTGATGGCGCTGGTTATCGTGCAGCCGATTTTGGAATGCCATATCACGCAGGAGTGTCGCCGCTCGACAGCGCCTGAAAGTTTCGGTGCGTGCGATGAGTTCGCCTCCGTCATCCATCACAGGCCGCGCCAGATCAAGGACGGAGCTGTGCTTAATCTCTTCGCCTGCGGTCACGCGGGCTCGCTTGCGGGCTCGTTCCTTGCGGGCATCCTTGAAACAACGTGGAACTGACACATGGGATGGTCTTCACAGGACGATCTAATCAACCAGATCACCACTAACGCAAAGTACGGCAACGCATTCTCCAACAAGACGCTGTCATCTGCCGGAACGGCTGGTCACTGGACGCTGCTTGCTGGCCATGCGGGCTTCCCTGCGGCTGCGACGTTTGCGGGAGCGGACCTCACCTATGTAGCGACCGATGACACATGGGGCGAGGGAACGCTTTATCATGGTGGCAACGTCTCGACAGCGACGAAGCACTTCCTGACGGCTGGCGCGACAGTGGTCGCGGCTGCGGGTGCGCCGTGGTATCTGATGGCGATTGACCTGGTTGGCTATGTGCCCTTGTCGGGAACAAACGTTTCGACGACTGGCACAAAGACCGTGACGATGACGGCAATTGCAGCCACGGCCAGCACGGGCGACCGTTACGCCAACGGCACGGGCCTGCAAATGTTCGTGGCGGCAGACACGGCGCTGGGCGCCAACGCTCCGACCTGCATTGTGAACTATCTGGACACGGGCGGCGGCGCTGGTGCGACTACCACATTCACAAGCACGGCCTCGCTCGGCGTGGGTCAACTGCTCAACTCTGGGACTGCGGCCAACAAGTACAACCCGTTCCTTCCGCTTGCGGCGGGCGACACGGGCGTGTCCGACATCGTCTCGCTGGTCTGGGCGGGCACGGCGCACGCATCAGGCACGGTCATCATCGGCCTGTGCCGGCCGCTGTGGACAATCCCGGTCCCGGCGACGGGCCTCTATACAAAGCTGGACTTCGTGAACGCTTTCCCATCGTTGCCGCGCATCAGGGACGGGGCGAACATTCAGTTTCTGCTGTTTCAGACCGGCGCCACGACCTCTGCCGGATCGATCATGGTTGATTTTGATTGGGGCTATGGCGGCTAATGGACAAATCTCTGCTCGACATCATTAGCGATTTCGCAAGCTGGCGGGGCAACCCGTTCACCCT